TCTTGCCAGTCTAACTTCATGGCAATATCATAGTATCTTTTAATATCTTCTTCAGGTATTGTGCCATCAGAAGCTCTGATGGTTCTATGATAATCGCCACCAAGCATATTACTACCATCGGTAGTTGAGTATTTGCCGTCTGGTTCTTTCATTATTATTTCACCCATTATATTTTCCCTTCTGTTAAAAATTTAACAACGCCTCCATTATGAACCCATTGTTTATGCTTATTTTGAAAGTCAGTAATTTTCTTAGCGTCTTCTTCAAAAGAAGATGACACAAGAATACTACCAGTTGGTCGTTCTATACACAACCACCTCATCTTACCCTTATGCTTACTTAATTTAGTTTCATAGAACAACTTATCTTTTGTCAAAGATTTTGCTGGTCTTTTATTACCAGGAAAAAATCTAGTTCTATTACTGCCTTTCTTTCTCGGCATATTAGTTTTTAGGTTCTTCAACAGGCACTACCTCTTCAGCTGGTTTTTCTATAACCGCACTTGCTGGTAGATTTGTTGTTAGATAATCACTATGATGTTTGATTAGAACCTTAACATTGTCAAATTCTGCTGCTAAGTTTTTTAATCTACTTTGTAGTGTATTAACTTGTACGATAGAGTTTTTACATTTATCGTCTAGTTTAGTTTCGTCATAAGACTTACCGTCTATTGTTATTGCCATTTTGTTCTCCTTATATTAATGCAATTTCAGAAGCAGCCATTTTACCACGCTGTTCTGTTAGTTCATAAGATACTGCCTGTCCATCTGAAACAGATTGTACGTTAGCAGCTTGTAATGCTGACACATGAAGGAATGCGTCTTTACCACCATCATCTGGTGTTATAAATCCAAAACCTTTTTTAGCGTCAAACCATTTTACTTTTCCTGTAGCCATTTTATTTCCTTTTTAGTTAGGTCTTATATTTTAAAGTCCGAGAATTGACCTACTTTTTTCCCGAATTTATTATCAGTTGTAAGTGGTTGACCACTATCAACTAAATCTGTTTGTGCTGTTTGTTCTACATCATAGAATCTCATCTTTGATCTATCAACACCTAGAATAAATTTTCTATTGATCGTTGGATCATTATATCTATTCTTTAATTGTTTAACCATTATCTGATTTTTTTCTTCTAGTTCTTCACTACTAATCAAAGCAAACATAAAGTCTGCTGTTGCAGGAAGACCGAAACTTTCAGATGTATCTTCTAAACCTACATCACTACTTACAAAACCACCTCTTGTAGTTTGTGTGGCAGAGAATATAGGCAGATCATTTTCAACAGCAAGACCTCTTAATTCTTCTGCAATTGATTTGATGTAAGTATAACTATTGACATTTGCACCTGCTTTAAATCTAGCACTAGCACAAATGTTTAGATAATCAACAAACATGATATCTGGTTTAAATGATTTCTTCATAGCAAGTTCACTCAATAGATTCTTGAAGTGACCTGTATGAGCAGACGCAGTAGGATATTCTTTGATGATTAACTTACCTGTCGTCTTACTTTGTAATTTGTTTATCTTTGTTTCATACATTGAATAAGGTAGTTCTTCGAGATCACTCATACCTACATTCAATAGATTGGCGTCTATTCTTTCAGCAATTCTTTCTTCTGCCATCTCCATGGTAATATACAATACATTCTTACCTTGTAATAATACAGATGAAGCAAGGTGTGTCATAAACATAGTCTTACCTACACCTGTACCTGCAAGACAAATATTTAAAGTCTTACTAGGTATACCACCTCTTGTGATCTTATTAAAAAATTCTAAATCTAATTCAAGTCTTTCTTCTTTCTTTTTATAGAAGTCATATCTTTGTTGTGACTCTAGTAAATAATCATGCCCGACCTTCTGGTCAAATGATACACTTAAAGCGCCTGATAATAATTCAGGTAGATATTCTGGCGTATGTGTTTTATCTTTACCGTCTATGATCTGTATGCCACCTAATATAGCATTATGTATGGCACGATCTTTACAAAACTTTTCTGTCGTTTCTAATAACCATTCTGTATTGACTGGTTCTTTATTTAATGTAGATAATATATCTGTTATCTTTTTATATTCATCTTCATTAACATTTTTATTAGAGTTAATCTCGATAGACAATGCCTCTTTTGTCGGAAGACTATTATACTTCTCAACAAACTTATAGATTTCAGAAAATAATATTCCTTCTAATCTATCAGAAAAATACTCTTGTTTAACAAAAGGTAAAACCTTTCTAGTGTATTCTTCATTATGAATTAAATTACTTAAAGCCGTTCGTTCAATTCTTTCCATCATTATCCTTTTTAGTTTTTAGTTCTTCATCAAGTAATACAACTAGTATATCACCGATATGATTAATAAATTCTTGACTATCTGTATCTGCCTCTACTTTATTTTCTATAATAGTATAGTCAAACACCATGGGCAACGCACCTTCAGATGTCTTTTCAGATTCAGGTCTGAATCCTACATTGCCGTACTTATAAACTATGGATGAAAATGGACCACTAATTAACTTTAGTGCCGTAAAATCCTCACCAGGTTTTTCTACGAACACATAGTCTTCCCTATGTTTAGGGTTAGTCGTCTTGTGAAGTTTCGGTATCGTTATCTTCTGTTTCGCCATATTTAAACTCTTTAGTACATACTTCATCTAATTGTTCTAGTATTTCTTTTGTGAAGTATTTTGTCGGGTCATTATTAATTGTCTTACCAAATGTTTTTGATCCGTCTGGTAATTCAATTCTAGTAGAAACTTGTTTAAATATGTTATGTTTTAAAGCCAAGTCTAGTAGACCGTAGTATCTATCCAAACCTTTGTCGTAAGTTAATCTAACATCTACGACTTTATTCTCTTTGGTCAATCTCGATTTATAATTCTTACAATGTATTATATTGCCAACTACTTCTGTGCCATCTTTTTCTTTTCTTTTAGATAGGTATATAATAGAGCTAGCTGCATATTTCAAGCCTGATCCACCACCCATTTCTTTTTGTGGGAACATTGAACCGACAACATCATAAGTATGATTAGTAATTATCAAAGGCACTTTTGCCTTACCTAGTTTTAGTGTCAATACTCTAAAGGCAGCCTTGACTATCTGTGCCCTTGTCATATCTTTAGTTTC